GAGCCAAGGTATTTGGGCGACTTCATGCAATGCCCCGTACGTTGATGCCGCTCAGGATGCTTGCGCGTTGCGCTGCTGACGGCATTGATGCCTTGCTAGCCTTCCCTCTACCCATGCCTGACGCCGCAGCCTTACGGCTTGCCGGTGCCCCTGCCAGCAGTGAACGAGTGCCTAGTTGCCCACGTCGTTGTGCCCGCAAGCGTCCCTCAGTCTCCTCAATCTCTTCGTCTAACGCTTTCTCCTGACGTGCAGCCAGTGCTACCTCTTTCGCCTGTGGTTCTGGTTTCTTTGGTCTAAGTGCGCCCATGGATCACCTCGTTAAGTATTTGTACAGTTGGTATGGCGTGAGGATAAACGGATTTCGTATCCCTATCGCCTGCTTGATGTGCCCGACACATGTGTTGAGCATAAATAAACCTCTCTGATTATCGCGCACCTTGGCCTTCGCCACGATCACATTCCCTTCAGATGCGCTGAACTCATCCAGCGTCATCAGATCCAGCCCCTCCGATGTCTTTCCGTAGACAATCCACCGGCCTGCGTCAGCCTTCAGCAAGTAACAATGTTGGTACAGCGGATGCAATAGCGGTGACCACCAGTGGTGTCGTGCCGCTGTGAACACCGCGTATACGTTATCCGAAGACATTGAACTGAACCTTCGCTGTCCGTGGTGCTCGATGAATGTGCTGTGTGCTTATCGCCTGACGGCCCTCACCCTCGCCTTGTAGTGCGTACTCCAACGCTTCTACCGGGTGACTGTACTCGTTCTTGTCGGGTTCATCAGTGTACTTATCGCCCGACACTTGGATGCGACGGTAAGAGAAGCCGCCCTGCAAGCCCTTGCGTATCATCCTTGCCTTGGGGCTGATCAGGAACCTAGGCTTACCGTCCATGCACAACTCTTTCATCGGCAGTTCGAGCGCCGCTCTACGCAACGCAGGGTCATTCGTGAGAGTGGGAGTGCAAGGTATACCGGCAGCACGCATGATCTTGAACGGTGTATCAGCATTGGCTTGGTTCTTGTTGTCACCGGACGGATCGCCCCACCCACGGAACTTAAACTTCGGATAGTTGGCGTCGATGTATCGCTTCAGTGTTGGTGCGAAGTCCACAGCCCCGCTGTCTGTCATGCAGAACTCATCGAAACACACCCACCGACCGAGCGCATCACGCTGCACAAAAGCACACGCTGGTGTCCGACCAAAGTCGAAGCCCAGCACAACGGGTGTATCGCTGTTCGGTTCGTAGCTATCGCCTGTGCAATGTATCGAGTCAGTGTACAGCGGATGTACTGGCTTGCCGCTTGAGACAAAGCCGTACTCGTTTGCCAAGTTGACCTTGATCCAATCATCTGTTTTACCCTGCAAGCCTCGACCATAGTAGTCCTCAGGCAGGTTGTGCAGGTTCTCTGCACTCTCGTTGAGATACCACCCGTCACCCTCTCGATACACACCACCCGGTTGCCGATGAAACACCCAACCCTCTGGCCGGTCTTCTTCCGCCAGCTTGTAGTACCAGTGATCCTCATCCGGTGCGTTGCTGTCACCGATCATGCCGTAGTGTGTAGGTCTCACACCCTCTTTCATTGATGGATACCGGCCACATCGCAGGTCGAGCATGTCCACCACGCTCTTACTATGCTCCTTGGCTTCGTTCAGCCATGCCCAAGTGGTCTGCAGGCCTCGTGCTTTCTTGACGTGATCGGGCCTGTCGAACGCGATGAAGATGACCTCGCTGCGTACCGTCGTGCCATCCTCCAACTTAAACTCAATCTTGTGGGTGGGCGGTTCCTTGTTGCCTTGCTTGAACTCACCCAAGTCCCCATGCACCTCAAGCCAATCCTTGATGGTGGTCGAGAACAATTCGCTGTAAGTGTTCCGCGCTGCAATGATCCTACTCAACCTCACCCCGTGGTTTGGGTGTGCCTTCTGCGTCACTGGTGCCTGCTCGCACATCAACTCGAGAAACTTGAGGATGACTTGGACTGTCTTGCCAGAACCCAACGGCCCCATGATGAATGAGTTGCGTGACCGACAATCGGCAAACTCTTCCAGCACCCTCCCCTGCGGCTTCATGACGTATTCAATCGCCGCCATCGAATCGCTTTCTCTGCACTGCAATTACCAAGTCGCCACCACCCTCTCCTGATACTTCGACCGCCTTCACATCTCCGAGGTACTTTGAAATGAGCCTCAAGCGAAGCTCTGCTGAAGCCTTCAACCTATTAGCCGTGGCTGGGTCTAAATCGTTATCCACGTCGCCTAATTTCGTAGCAATATCAACCACTTGCTCGATGTGCTTCTGCTTGGAAAGTTGCTCTCTCAAAGCCTCTTGCCTTATGGCTCGGTTCTCCATCGCCCTAGTTCGTCCCATCTGTCTTCCCCCCAAAGATACGCTCCCACCCGTCTTGGTATGCCGGTGAGTTGGTATTGTTCAGCCTTCCCGCGATTCTTGGACGCGAGCCTTTACCACCGAACAATTCCGGCCAATGTCGTTGCTGGTCAGTCTTTGACAGACTGCCTCTGAGGTCTTTTTTCTTCGCCATGTCTCGCCAAATACCAGATTGATTAACGGATAGCAACGAAATTATACATTATTTCTTGTTGTTGACATCTATGAAAAAATTATTTTATGATGGCTCCAAACAACAGGAGAACGACGCATGAAACTACGATACCCCCTCGCCCTGCTACTGGTTGTTCTGATCTCTTGCGTGTCCGAGCAAGACTACCAAGACGCGCTACATGATGAGGCTCGCTATATCCACGGAGTTTGCACTAGCATCCACGGGGACTACCTAGACTTGGAGCCTAACTGTGCGGGTTCTTGACTTGTTCTCTGGCATTGGCGGATTCTCCATAGGCTTGGAAGCGGCAGGCATGGAGACTGTTGCGTTCTGCGAACAGAACAAGTTTTGCCAAAAGATACTGGCCCAGCATTGGCCCGGCCTTCCCATTCATTCAGACATCACGGAGTTAAACGGATATGAGTACCGAGGATCAGTTGAGCTTGTTTGCGGGGGATTCCCTTGTCAGCCATTCAGTGTCGCCGGGAAGCAACTCGGCGCAGAAGATGACCGCGCACTCTGGCCGGAAATGCTGCGAGTCATACGCGAAGTGGCTCCCAGATGGGTCATTGGCGAGAATGTTTCTGGAATCATCCCGATGGAACTCGACAAAGTGTTATCTGACTTGGAAGGGGAAGGCTACACCTGCTGGACGTTTGTACTTCCAGCTTGTGCCGTCGACGCCCACCATCGCAGAGACAGAGTCTGGGTTGTGGCCCACTCCAAATGCGGGCTTAGGGGAAAGAGGATCGTCGGTAAATATGGCGATCAAAGCGATGAAAGGGGAGAAGCGATCCAGCGGTGCAACAATCCAGAAGGATCTAGGCTCGATGGTGAAACTGTACCCCACCCCCACGGCTCACGTCAGCAAAGAGGGAGCGTTTCCATCGGAATACAATCGGAACACTCCAACCCTGACTTCAGTGGCGACACAAGAGGACAACAAACCGCCCCAGTCTGGCTCGCTGAACCCAACGTGGCTAGAGTGGCTAATGGGGTTCCCAATCGGTCACACAGACTTAAAGCCCTCGGAAACGCCGTAGTCCCGCCGCTGGTTGCAGAGATTGGTCGAATCGTTATGGAGTTTGATCAGAAAACCTATCCTCGATAAATCTCTCACGCGCTGTGAGCGTTGCCAAATCCCCGCACGCCTGTTCTAGCAGCTTGATGTCTTTCGTTCTAGCGTACTCGGTCAACAGGCTGACCACCCTCCCGCTCAGGAAGTTGAGTTGATTGGCGACGATGTAGGCCGATGGTTCTATCTCCTTCATCATTCGTAGTCTACCTTGTGAATCTCGCCGCGCCACTCGTATTCACCCGGGTTGTGAACCTTCACTAGCTCAGGGGTCAGTAGGAAATTGTCTCGAACCGTCAGAACAACATAGCCTGACACCCATGGTCTGGGATTATCTTCGGCGTAGTCGAACGAACTTTGATGGATATCCGCCATTGTGCCGCACTGCACGCCGTAGCGGTGGCTCGTATAATCGCTCCAAGAATTAACCTGCATGACGTGCGTGTGCGCGGTCACGATGTGTGTGCCACTTTTGAGCGCGTTGTTATAACCGGCATGAATGCCACCGTTGAATCGGTGCTTGATCATGATCGGCTTCTCTGCACCATCAACCCAGAGCGACATGCAGAACGTCCAGCTTGGAAAGTGATCCTTCAAACTGAAGCCGGGCACACCCTTAAACATTGCTGCATTTTGCGCCAGCGACATGTCAAACCTTTGGTCGTGGTTGCCCATCGTCCAGAATCGCTGCGCGTTTGGCGCTGCCTTCTCAATCTCCGCGAGCCGCATCGAGATCACGCCTAGCTCCTGCTCGACTGTTGGCCGTTCCTCCCACCCCAATGGAGCGTGGCGACCAATGCTGGCACCGTCCATCAAGTCCCCATTCAAAACAATCACGTCGGGTTGCAGCTTCTTGGCTAGCTCAACAAACGACAAATGTGCTGTCGTTACCGTGTTGGCCTCATAGTGGCAGTCACTGCCGATCATGAACACCATGTCTTTTTCGATGGTCAGGGTTTGCCGAAATGATTTCCTTGGCGTCTTTGAGCGCGACAGGTAAGCCGGAACGTGTAGCGCCCGACCCAAAACACCCTCAACCTTCTTGCGCTTCTGGAAGACGTTACGCACCGACACATCGTATTTGACCGCCATCTTCGTAGCGCCCAGCGCCTCAAAGTCTGCCGCAAACAGCTCCGGGTCACTTGGTAGTTTCGGTCTGCCCATATCCTCCGCGCCTCGCAAAATTATTACAAACGTGCTGGAACACCTGCCGCTTCAATCCCAGATCTGTCTGCTCTCGCTTCGGCTCCGCATCCCACACCTCTTTCATCGCAGCGTCCATTGCCTTGACCATATCAGCAGCCACAGACCTTGGCGACCTCATCTGCGCTTACCCACCCGGCGCTCATGAGCTTTAATTTGCTCCTCCCAATCGGCAATCATGTCAACGTAGTCCTGCTTGTAAAACTTCACCGGGTCTCTGCGCGTCGCCAGCATGTGCTCAACTGTGTCGTGACCATACCATTGCTGCATCCAGATCGTGTACTCCTGCGCCGCCGACCCATACCGCATACCGTGGAGATTACACCCGCCACATTGGGGGTTAACATTCTGCTCCTCCAACGCCCACCGCGATGACGAACCTTTAGCGAGCCAGTGGCCTCCTTGCATGGCCGTGAAATGGTCAACCTTGCCGCAACTCACACACTTGCAATACCCATTGTCATCGGCTGCACTGATTCTGGCAAGTTTTTGGAGCGTCTTCAATGCCTTGGCGCGGAGTGTTGCACTCGTTTGTTTCTTCGGCATTACACGATCCGGCGCTGGTTGGCTTGCTTCGTGCGCTCTGCGTCGAACATCAACTGCCCAAGCATGATCTGCTTCTTCAACTTCTCAGCGGTTAAGCTGGCTTGCGCGACTGCCCGGTAGTGGTTTGCCCACTCTCCGGTTGATCTTGTCTCGGTCTGCGCCTTAGCAGCACTTGCCCCGCCGTCCATGAATGCCTTCTGAGTGGCGGCCTCGTAAGACTTAAAATTAGTCTCTGCCTCAATCGCTTCCCGACTTGCCCCCTCCCACTCATTTATACGTTCACTCAACCTTTCTAAGATGCGATCCATTCGATCCATTTTCTCTCTCCCACACCGTGACATTTAGTAGGGTTAGGTGGCCCATACTAATCTTTGTCTGTATTGCTCGCTGTATTTCCACTCGACCTACTTCTGAGCTGGCCCAAACTCTGCCCACCTCCCTGCCCATATATCAACTGGGGGGGAGGGTTTTGCCACCTTTAACGAGTGTTCCGTTTCGCGTTCCTACTAAGACGCGCAGCCTCGAGCAAATTGTCTTTGTTGGTCGTTTCGCTCAACGGGTCAACCACCCGCACGCTTTCGCGCCTCTGCCACCGAAGTGGAGCAAAAAAAAGGGCCGACTCTCTCACAACAGGGGAGGAGGAGAGGAAAGAGAGCCGACCACAAATCATACCGTCCAGTCTTCCAAGAAGATGTCCGGCCTCAAATCATGTGGCTTAACCTCTCCATCGGAGACACGGCAAAGCCTAACAACGTGTGGGGATGGTACCCCACTACGCCGCCAATGTTGAATTTGCTGAGGATATGTGTCCATCAGTCGTGCCAACGCGCTCACACCGCCAGCCTTCACTCTTAACCTTTCAAATACTTCTGGATTCATTTGCTATCTCCTGTTGATTGCCAACATTACAGTAGAATTATTTTCAATGGAAGAGTTGCGTTATATAAAAGATCCGTGTTTAATAATGCTTCAACAACAGAGGAAACCAACATGTTCGACGTACCTGACAGACCGATCTCAGCCGACCCAAACTTCCAAAGGATGTGGGGTGACGATGATCACGTTCACCAGATGGACGAACCCGATCAGAACGACACGCAGTTCAACCTGCATTGGTTCGGCATGGATGAATACCTGTCGTTCGACAGCGGCCTGATTGCCGACACCCGCGATGAGATGGATCGGCTTGTTGACTTGCTTGTCAACGAGTGCGACCTCGAAGTCAAACAACACCCTCACAACGGTGAGGAATCAGACGTGCAGGGCGGGCTAGAAGATGCCGACGTGCTGAACGGCAACCCAGCCGGTCAATACTTCATCATCGAACGCCGTCGCGTGATCGGTGTCGTGACGGAGGTACTGTGATGGGGCGCGTAAAATCTGAAATGTTCGAGGACGATTTGGGGGCGGACGATGAGTTGGTGCCTAAGCGCACCGGCGAAGACATCCAAAAAGAAATAGAGGAATGCGACATTCCACGCGGCACGCAAGAGCGACGAAAGTTTATGCACGAAAAGTTGAAGGAGTTAGTTGCACATGTCAGCAAGTGAAATCTACCACGCGCTCAGTAGGCCCTGGGCTAAGGGAGAAGTTAAGGAGCGTAAAGGGCCGGGCGGCAAGATGCTGTCCTACGTTGATGCCCGTCAAGTCCAGAACCGATTGGACGAAGTCGTCGGTACTGAGAACTGGCAGAC